GTTGAATTTGAACTTGCTGCTCCTACAGATTTAGCAGGAGTTAGAATACCAAAAAGACAGTGCACTCGCTCTATCTTCCCGTCTATTGGTACGTTTGTTTGATGACTTGGAAATATAAAGCACTACTTCATGCACAACGAGAAGATCCGAAAGAATCTTGTGGTTTGCTGTTAAATATAAAAGGTAAAGAAAGATATTTTCCTTGTCGTAATCTTTCAATGACAGAACATCAATGTTTTATAATCGACCCAGAAGATTATGTAAAGGCAGATAATACAGGAGAAATAGTTGGTGTTGTTCATAGTCACCCCATCACCCCACCTACTCCTAGTCAAGCAGATAAAATTAGCTGCGAAGATAGTAATTTACCTTGGTATATTGTCAACCCAAAAACAGAACAATGGGCATATTTAGAACCATGCGGATATAAACCACCTTTAT